TGTTCATTCAGAGGACTTGCCTCTGGTGATGGAATCTACATAGATAGTGGCGATGATGACACGCTAGTATCAGGCAACTTGGTATGGTCTTGGCTTAATGGCGTTAGAATCCCGAACGCTACTTCAGACTACACAACGGTTGTAGGCAACAAGATATTCGACTGTACCACTGACATCAACAACAACGGTACTAACACGTTCTACCAGACAGCAACAGACTCAGACCCACTAAACGAAATACACTAAACAAGGAGATAAGACAATGGCAGACATAACAGTAACAATCACAATCCCAGATGCAAGCGTAGCAGAAGTATCAGCAGCCACAGGAGCAAGTACAAGGACGCAGTTCCAAGACTGGGTGCGTACTCAAGTAAAGGCAGAGGTTAAGGCATACAGAGTCTCACAGGCTCACGCCACAGAAAAAGCTAAAGTAGCAGTAGTAGAAGAAGCCAAGCGAGCAGCACTACAGGCAGCAGAAGATTCAGCAGACGTAACACTTAGCTAATATGGTGGACATCAAATGCAAAGCCTGCAACAAGTTGCTACTCAAGGCTAATGTGTTTATCGGGGCAGTTAAATGCTCACGTTGCAAAATGGTGTTTGAGTTCAAGGTATACGACACCGCCTTGCTTTACGAAAGCGAATATCATATAATGATGAAAGAGACCACCGAGTCCAACCCCCATACAGGGGTAGCAGCCAAGTAAACCTGGCTGTACTCGGTGGCATTTTTAATATAAAGGAACAATATGCAAATCAAATCAGACGCAGTCGTAGAGAAAGCCACTCGCCTCAAAGAAGGTGAAGTTGAGTTTGTCGTATCAACCAATGCACTTGACTCACACGGTGAACGTATCGACGTTGACGGTATCGACTTCAAGGCTTATAAGAAGAACCCTGTCGTACTATACGGTCACGACGGCTTCAACCTACCTATCGCACGTACCAAGAAGATATGGAAAGACGGCAACAAGCTCATGGCTAAGGCTGAGTTCTACCTCAAAGACGAGTTCGCAGCTAAGGTGTACAACTACATCCTAGACGGCTTCCTCAGCGCTGTATCAATCGGCGGCATGGTTAAAGAGTGGGCAGACGACGGTATGACGATCGCCAAGCTTGAAATGCGAGAGTTTAGTGTCGTGACTATGCCAGCTAACCCGGAAGCGCTTGTATCAGCTAAGAGCCTATCTACAGAGCAGGTCACAGAACTGCAAGGTCTAGCCAACAGGTACGCTCGTAAGATGCTTACCAAGAACGGTAATGGCGAATTACACCAGAATATAGATACCCTAGAAACACTTGTTGCCACCTTAAAGGAAGTAGCCCACGGCGAAACCTCAGAGGAAGTAACGGCTCAAGCAAATCAAACCCAACGTGTAGTGCTCAAACAAGCACAGGCGGTCGATAAACACGTTGAAAAAATAATTGTTCAATTGAAAGGACAAAAATAATGAGTGATACTACAAAAAACAGCCCAATCGAAGTCGATGACGCTGTAATTGACGCTGTAGCAGCAAAGGCTGTTGAAAGCATCAAAGATACTCTAGTAATGCCTACTGCTGACCAGATCGCAGAGAAGATGCTAGAAAAGACTGAGAAGACAGTCAAAAAAGCCGTCAAAGCTGACGCACCAGTCGCTAAGAAGACCGCATTCGCAGACCTCGACAAAGAGATGCGTTTCACTAAAGGTCTACAAGCGCACCTATCAAAAGACTCAGCTGGCATGGCAGAATACAACGGCTACGTTGTTAAAGCATGGCAAGAAGTCAACAAGGCTGACTACCAGAACGTCGGCACAAACGCTGACGGTGGTTCACTAGTACCTGATCCTGAGTTCATCGCAGAAGTCGAACGACTTACTGTTGAATACGGTGTAGCAGCTCGTCTAGCAACTGTTCGACGTACTGACCGTGACTCTGTAACACTACTAAGTGGTACAAACGAAATTTCATTCACTAAGACAGGTGAAGCTGTCGCTAAGAATGCGCAGAAGCTTACATACGAACACGCTACAGTTGCTCTTGACAAGTACATTGCTACTCTAGTCATGACAAGTGAGATCGTAGAAGATGCAGCTATCGACGTATTCGCCGACGCTACAAGCGAAATTGCACGCGCACGTGCTAAATTGTTTGATGAGCTTGTTTTCACCGACGCTACTTACGGACTATTGTCTGCAACAATTGGTGACACATACAAGACTCTAACTGTTGGAGCTGGCCTAGCTAACTTCGACGCTGACGACGCTATGGACGCAACTTACAAAGTTGTATCATCTGCTCGTAAGAATGGACGCTGGTTCATGCACCCGACTGTATGGAACGAAATCCGACAATCTAAGGACACAAACGGTGCTTACTTGTTCGGCGGCCCTGCTAACTCTGTGAACCCTGTCATCGACGGCTACCCAGTAGAAACAGTGGACATCATGCCAGATTCAGGCGACATCACTTCTAACGAAGCATTCGCAGTATTCGGCGACCTATCTCGCATCAAGCTACACGTTAAGCGCCTACTCGAGACTAAGGTCTTCGACTCAGGTGTTGTAACTGACGCTGGTGGAACTGATATTAACTTGATCACCCAGGACTCATGGGCTATGCGTGCAACACTACGTGTTGTGCCACAGACACGCTTCCAAGGTGCATTCACTATCATCGGTACTGGAACAGTATCTTAAAGTAACAAGAACGGAAGGACTTACTTATGGCTAACATTTCAAACCTAAAAGTAGCTGCTGGAAGTCTTGTAACTTTGGGCGGTGTTGACTTAGGTCACACCGTCGATGGTGCTGAGATCGAGATCGAGCGCGAGCTAACCGAAGTAAAAGTTGACCTATACGGGAATACGCCCGTCGATTACGTTTTAACGGGTCAAAAAGCTATGGTTAAACTCAAGCTTGCCGAGATCACACCTGGAAACTTGAACTATGTAATGCCTGAGAGCGACTACGACAACGGATCAGCCGACGACCAGTTGCACTTCGGTACTAACGCAGGACACAGTCTTCGGGACGATGCTCTCGAGCTAGTAATCACCCCCCAGGGTGGTAACGCAGACGGCAACCTAACAGTCACGCTTTTCAAAGCTGTTTCAACAGACAACGCTACTGTCGCCTACAAGATAGACGAACAGTCAGTGTTTGAAGTGACATTTACTGCACTAGTAGATGAATCACGTGCTGCTACAGACGGACGATTGCTAGGACGAATAGGCCCAGAAGCAATAAGCTAACACAGCTGCTTAAACTTAGAGGACACGGACGCGTGTCCTTTTTGTTTTTTAGTGTTATAATTTAATTGTAATGCTTATAGATTACTACAACTCAGCAATCCTAAACGTAAAGGAACACCTCAATGGCATTGATAAGTCAGGCAGAATTGGAAGCGAGACTCGGAAGGAGTCTAACCGCCGAAGAAGCCTCCGCGTTCAACGGCATAAACGCAAGCCTACAGGCACAAGTCGAAAAGATCATAGACAGTAAAGTAGAGGGCGTATCAGAAACTACTAAGTACTTCGACGGTGGCGTCCAGCACTTGTCTATATCGCCATGTACCAACATAACAGCTTTGAAGCTCGTAGACGACGACCAAACAGCTGTATATACCTATGACACCACTGACTACATCAAAGAGCCTATAAACGGCACGCTAAAGACCATGCTGCGTCATAGAGCTGGCCCATTCCAAACTGGCATGAACAACCTACAGGTCACAGCCAAGTTCAGCATCAACGAAGACGCAGACACACTCGCTATTATCAAGGACGCTATGCTCGACGCACTGGTCAGCGAGATCAATAACAGCAACAACATCAAGAAGGAATCAATCGAAGGCTACAGTGTTGAATACGCGACTACTGAGACCAAGAGCGCACTTGCCAAAATAACCTACCTATTCCCGGCGGTATAATGAAGCCACCTATGCTACATACGGCGTACAAGGTTACATCAACCCGAAACGCCTACGGAGACTTTATAGCTGGCGGCGAGACAGCGCTCAAGTGCCACTTCCGCTACATTACT